CGTCATCTCACCAACGGAAAACAATCTTGTCTTTCCAAGCCTTACTCTCTCCAAGTCACGCAACTCATCTTTTAGCGTATCGACCCAAACTGTTGGCATACGCACTCCCTTCTTCGCCAAACTAATACGCTCCTCAAATCTCTTTAAAACTGCAGGATCATCAAGAATCCAATCGTCTCCCTTTCCAAGCCATTGCTCCTTTCCTGCTCCTCGCTCTCTCATATGTATCCACGGATAACCTGGTGAACTCTTACGCGAGATACCCTTAATGTGCGGGTGTCCTTCAATCCCCTTAACGGCCTGCTCAAATGTCAACGGACGGGTTATCCTAAGTGGGACCGAGTTATACATAGCCCTCACGTCCAAAACACATTGATCTAAAATATGTGGATCTATAATTGACGGCGCAACATCAGCCTTCTTCAATGCGTTCAACATTGGAGTAACTCTTTCCCCATTCTCATTATTAAAAGCCCTCAAAACAGCAGGTGCCCGATGGTATGGTATTATAGAGGCACCTATTGGGGATTTGTAAATCTGCGATTTTCCTGGACCAAAAACTGGATCTGAAACTCTACCAATAGGGGTAAAATTATTTCCAACAGTTGCCAACGTCAACGTATACACGTTCTCACGATCCTCTACTGCACTATACTGTGCTACCGTCGGCAAAATCTCAAAATCCGCATTAGAAATGACCGTGTCGACTGTAACTCCCTGCTTAATCAAGGCCTGCAACATGCCCTCTATCATAGCCTGACTAACAGGGGCTGCGTTTCCCTGATACTGCAAATTTTGCTGCCCCGAGCAATGAATTCCCAAAATTTTACGCAGATGTTGTGGACACATAGATATTAGCAAATAACCACACTCACCTGGCAACGTTTCCAAATTATATTCATAATGATCACGAATCAACACTGACCCCCTTGGTTCTTTCAATGACGATGACATATCCAAAATCTCATCGGAAGCAACCACATCTTTAGTTGTATAAATACGAGCAATAACTTTTTCTCCAGGCACCAAGCCAATGAGAGAAGCTTTCCCAACCTCTGAGAATCGTGAAATATCACCAACGACGGGAAAATGACATCGAATATCCGGATGTTGTCGAATATTCCGAGGAAAAGCCAAAAGACACACATCTCGATAAGCATACTTCTCATCAGTCATATCGTAATGCACATACTGCAGATCCTCCGTTGAAAAAACAATCCCATCCATACAGCTTGGATTTCTTAAACGAATATATTCATAATCACGAATTAAGAACAGCAAATGCTTATTAGCAAGTGCTATTCTACCGAGAACGAAACACAAATTTGTAACATGTCTCCA